ATCAGGTGTCTCCTTGTTCAGGGGGTGCCGTCTGGTCGACGGCCTTGTCGACGGCATCGCGGAGCGAGTTGCCGCCGTTCGGGTAGACCTGCGCACGGATGTCCGCGATGTCGTCACGCACTGGTGCGAGCCGGGCGTCGACCACCTCGTGCGTTGTCCGCTTGTGCCACTCGGTGAGCGGCTCGACGACGTTGTTCCGCCATAGCCAGCGGACCGGGGGCGACTTGGCGATGACGCCGGCGGCGCCGGTGAACGCTGCGGCGCCGAGCACCACGGCCAGCACGTCGCCCCACATCATCCGGGGGCCGGCGCTCCGCCGAGGCGGGCTTCGATGGCGTCGAGCCGGTCGGCGAGCGACGTGAGGGTGGCCATCGTGGGTGCGTCGGCCATCCACTCGTTGCCCTTCACCTTCGGGTCGAACAGCCCGGACCGGCGCCCGGTCGCGAGGAACGCGGCGAGGCGCTTGATGTCGCCGTCGATCGCCCTGTCCACCGCGGCGGCTGCCGCGGCTTCGAGTGCCTTGCGGCCATCGGACGTCGGGTCCTTGAACTCGCGGGACACGCCGACGCGGACGCCCTTGTAGAAGGCCTCCCACTCGGCGACGGTCCAGTCGGTGATGCTGGCCATGGGGTCGTCCTCCTCGAGGGCGGGAAGTGTGGGGAACCACGAGCGGGTGTCCTGCTCGGCGGTGACGGTCGACAGGATCGACAGGTGGCCGTGATGCCGGTGGCCGTTCTTGCCGTGGTACGGGCGCCACTCCCAGGCCGGCACGCCACCCGACGGGTAGGACGAGAACATGCGGCCCTCGTAGATCACGTACTTGATCCGCGGGTCCCGGCTGGCGCGCAGGTGCTCGAACCACGGGAGGAGCTCGGAGCCGTCCTCCACGTTGCGGCCGTCGAGGTCCTCGTCGACGTCAAGGGCGTGCACCAGGTCGCGGGCGCCGACGTTGTGGTCGCTGCCGGTCTGCTGGTGGGCCGTGTCGCCGATCCACCCGTCCGAGGTCTTGTCCCGCCGCGGCCAGCCGGCGTTCACCTCGGCCCGGGCGGCGACGAGCGAGGGTGCGAGGGCGTAGCCCATCAGCTGCCGCGCCCGGTGAGGAGGTCGATCGTCGACGCGGCGGTCAGCGCCTGGCCGATGTCGGACAGGTGGATGTTGTCGGGCCCGGCGCCGATGGTGCCCCACGCGCCGAGCCCGTCCCAGTAGTCCCACGAGCGGCGGCCCTCCGCCCACACGTCGACCACCGCGGCGCCGACCTGTTCCGCCCACGTGCGCAACGTCGCCGTGACCCGCGGGTACTCGGGCGACGTGTCGGCGTCGTCGTGCTTACCGAGGTGCGGGAGGATCACGACGATCAGCGGCGGTTCGCCGTCAGGGCCGACACGGCGCAGCTCGTCCCACAGGGTGTAGAGCACGGTCTCGAGGCCCGCGGTGGTGACCTCGGTGTCGAGCGCGTCGTTGACGCCGAGCCCCAACACGGCGAGGTCGATGACGTCGTGCATGCCGATCGTGGTCGACAGGGTCGTCTCACCGGAGAGGCCCTCGGCCGCGCGCAGCAGGTTGAGCGACCCTGCCGTGTTCACGTACGCCGCCGACGCGCGGCTGTAGTTGTCGAGCACGACACCGGTCGCGTTCCGGCCACGGATGCCCGCCAGCCGGCAGTCTCCGGTCGTGGCGGTACGGGTGACCGTGTGGTCGCCGGGAGCGAGCCCGGTCACGGTCGTGGTGTGGATGTCGGCGGTCGCGTTCGCCGCTGACACCGTGACCGCGCTGGCGCCGTCGATCGAGTAGGTCCACGACCCGAACCCGGACCCGCGCCGCTGCACCATGTCGAGCGTCGTGCCACGGAACGGGGCCGTGATCGTCGCGCCGTTCCCGGCTGCGGTCGGCCGCTGGAGGCTGTGGTTCGGGCCTCCCCCGACACCGGTCCACGCACCCGTGACGGTGACCTGCCCGGACGCTGCTGGCAGGAAGAAGAACTGCTGCCAGGCGGAGTCGATCCACCCGGAGCCGCCGTCGCCGAGCTCGTCCTGCAGCGCCTGGGCGATGAGGGCCGGGTAGCTGCCGGTCAGGAAGTTGGACGCGTAGTAGCCGGCGCCGAGGCTGTCGCACATCGCGACGGCACGGAACAGCCGGTCCGAGGCGGCGGCCTTGCGCTGCG